GTCATTTTCAAATAATGTGTATTCTGGGTGTATGCAATTGTCACCATTGGCCTTTGTAATACGATCCATAAGATTTATGATTCATAGTCTGTTGCCTTCTCCAAAAGTTGGGAATGCATTACTTGATAGAAAATTAACGTTAATTTTCTCCATACTAATATGTATTAGTATGCTTAGAGGACAAATACTAATCCTAAAAGGATTAGCCATTTTTTACCTTTGGAAGGTATATTTTGGTTTTGCAGGTCTAGAGAAATCTCTAAGACTAATAGACTTTTATGGTAAATGTCTAACAACACTAAATAACCTTGAAGTTCAGGGTTATAATGTCATTAATTACATATTAATGAAAAACCAGAATCAATTTATGTAGAACATAAATTAGTATAAAATGGCTTTCCATTTTACAATCCATTACTGATAATTAATAGAAGTTTCCTTGTTTCAAACAAGAGGGTATATCAACTGGGTGATATACATTCCTTTGGTGAAACTTCTGTCAGACCATTTGGGACTGCTAGGGAAAACTTTCACCCTAGTCTTAAGTATGTGGAAATTCCACCTATACTTTCCCAATTCGATAAGGAAACCGTACAACGTTTTCTCTTAGAAGTAGAAATTTTCTGCTACTGTATCGAGAAGATGTATCATGACGTAATTAAAGAATTACTCGTCGAAATCTTCCATACAGCTATGGGAGATACCCATTATCGGCCTGAAGTCTTTATTCCTAGGTTTAAAGCCTTTAGGAATCTCTTCAATAACATTGTATTGAAGAAGACTACAAGAAGACGAACTTGGAGTTTCCCCTATGGAGATAACCAATGCCTTGTTATGAAAACAGAGGTAGTTAAAATTCGTGGTGTCCAACATTGGATTCCGTCATCACGGAAATTTTCTTCACTGAAGAAAATAATTTCTCTATATAGTAGAGAAAAGATCCATTGCACTATTATATCAGGATTAATGAATCCTTTTAATCGTGTTGTAGTACCACTACAGAACAAAAGTGCGTTTGACTCTATTCCAAATCAACATTGTAAAGATTTGGATTTAGCTCTTAAAAATTATGAGTTACCGGTAGAGATAAGGAAATATCTTGCTTTCAGCAGGAAAAATATATCTTTCACTGAAAGACTAGACCTTATGCGGACATATGGGAAGAATAGTATTTCTGGTCCCAAGATTCTTGCAATATTGCAAGACATGATTATATTAAGAATCTTTCACAATGAATTATTCAATGAGATTACACAGTTCATGGAATTATGTAACGAATTGTTCGATCAATATATATATGATATGTATGAAATTAATAGCCTAATTGAAACTATTAATCGTCTTATAGGAAATGACTTTATCTGGGATAAAGTCTCTACTTCAGAATTCAATGGAAGAGTATCCACAATAAAAAACCTTTTCAATGAAATGGATTATCAACCCAATGAGAAATATTGGGTTGTACTAGAGAAAATGTACGCTTATTACTCCAAGTGTACATCTATGCCTTCTCAACAATGTGGGAAGTTAGTCGCTTTTAACGAAAGGTTCGTTAAAACTAGGGTCATTGCAATCATTGACACCTATTCGGAATATGCTTTACTGTATTTTCATACTATAACTATGAAAAAATTAAAATCACTGCCTCAGGATTTTACTTATAGACAAGATCAAATTGATCAATTGTTAAGCAGACCAGGAACTCCTGTCTGTATGGACCATTCAGAATGGACTGACCGATTAAACATTAATCTGGTAGGATCTTGTTTGCAACAGATCATGTCCGTTTCTCCTTTGAAATCAAAGGAAAAAATTCCATTATTTGTTAAATTATGGAAAAATATTATGTCCAGTAGAATTTACTGGAATAAAGATTTAAATCAAGGATTTAAATACACTGGTTCCCCCATGGGGGGGATAACTGGATGGTCATGCTCAGCATTATTTCATCATTCTCTAGTTTTGCTTTCTTATTACAAGTGTAATAAAAATATCGTACCATTAGAAATGGAATACGGAATACTCGGAGACGATATGATAGCCTGGGATCATAATTATAATCCCAGATTAGATCCTGAAGCTCAGGATCTATCAGTATTTACTGGTCAATATCTGAGACACTGTAGCATCTACGGATTAAAAATCTCGTTAGATAAATCCCACTTTCCTGTCATACAGGGAAATAAATTAATCTCTAGAAGAGAATTTGGGAAGAG